AAAGAACAGGCTTGGCATGTCTTCCTGTTTCCTGCTGAAAACTAATATTATACAGCAGGACACAGGACATAGAACGACTATAAGTAGTTCGGTCCCCCCAACAATTGTCCCAACAATTCTGAGACATGTCTCAACAAAATGCCACGCTACTCCCCAAGAAGAAGGTACTCTTCGTATGCCAAGAGGAGATTCCCAACAAAACGTGCAAAGGCTTCACGACCGCGAAGAAGCTATGGGAGAAAGAAGTATGGTGGAAGAAAAATGACGACAAAGCGGATCCTCAACCTCACCGCCAGAAAGAAGCGGGACACGATGCTGTCGTGGACCAATAGCACAGCGACAAGTCAGACAGGTGGAACTACGTACAGCACGAATGCAGCAGTGGTCAACGGCGGCCTGTCCGACACTAGTGCAGCCACATTCGTGTGGTGTGCGACAGCACGCGATAACACCAAGACCTCCACAGCTGAAAAGGGAACCGTCTACGAAAGTGCGACCAGAACGTCATCAACACCTTACATGGTTGGCCTTAGCGAGCATTGCGAGATCCAAGTCAACTCCGGCATGCCATGGCAGTGGCGCCGCATATGTTTCACTTATAAGGGGGGTTTGCTTACAAATACCACCTCTTTCGGGATCGCGCTCGAGACCAGCAACGGGTGGACCAGGGTGCTCAACCAACTCGCCGGCAACCCCGGCTCAGACCCACAGTACAGCCTATTCGTCAAACTGTTCAAGGGTCAGAACACATCCGACTGGGTTGACCCAATGACGGCACGCACAGACAACTCAAGAGTCACAATCAAGTACGATAAGACTATTACTATCGCAGCAGGCAACGACGACGGCGTTATACGCAAGTATAAGCGATACCACCCAATGAAGTCCACCCTAGTCTACGACGACGACGAACTCGGCGGTGGAGAGAACCCAACCACATATTCTGTTTCAGGCAAGGCCGGTATGGGAGACTACTATGTAGTAGACATGTTCCGGGCAAGAGATGGTAGCTCAGCTTCGGACAAACTTTATTTTAGACCCACGTCTACTCTGTATTGGCATGAAAAATAGGCGTAGTTACCTCCACAAAAATACAATTTCCTTCCATCCACTCAACATCCACGGGGTCCATCCCGGTTCGGGGGTCAGTATTACTGCACCAGATGCAGGGTCTGCCCCAGCTAAACAAACTAGGCTCCTTGTAGAGGACCTTCAGCTGGAATTGCATCTGACACCCCAACCAATCTTTGAAGCGAGGGAAAAACTTAATTCCCCCAGCGATATCATCCAGCACCGCGTAGTCAGCCTCGGGGTTGTCTAGTGCCTCCCCGGCACTGAACAGGCCCCCCATGTACATATGGCTGCCTAGGGATCGGGCCCACACAGTCTTTCCCAATCTAGTAGGTCCGAATAAGATGAGGGACTTTCGTCTACCTAGTATCAGCAATCAGCATAATAATTGCAAAAGGGCAGTCTCAGCACCACCTGGGAGTGGGTCCCTCTGGGAGGGGCCCAGGTGGGGCTAGACTGCCCAACCCTGCCGGGCGCAGCCCACTGCCTTCTTCACTTACCTCCAAGGGATCCATACAAAACGTTATCTCTCCAGTCGGTGAGACATTCATAGTCGGCAAGGTCAAAAACTCCATCGGGTGTAGCGTAGGGTACCTTGACCGGTCGAAACTTCCAATCGGCGAATCGTTGCAAGGCTGGGAAATTGCACACCAGAGATTTAGGATCCAATTCGTCGCAAAGGCCCCAAAATTCGTCGCGAGTCTCCGCAGTTGTGATTTGGCCCCATACAACCTCATCTCGATTAGCGCTTCTTCTGCCGCCAATTCCGCTCGGCCGTTCGAGACCTCCAGCGACAATTTCGCCATCCTTAGTCGCATAGTCAAAACCTCCAACCGCATTCTTTCGACTTGGTTCAACATTCGGGTGGTAACCGTCGACATCGAATACATCAGCCTTTCGACTTCGAAAGCGCCTGTCGAAAGAGACAAACACATGGAAGTGAAATCCCTCACCAGTTGGGTAAAGCTCGCGTGCGACAATGCATTCACCTCCAAGGTCTCCAATGACCTCAACAACCCTAAAGGGGTCCAGTGGGGATTTGCCATCGCGGCCTTCGGTGTGAGCGTAAGTGAGTAAAAAATGTTGGGCACAAAAGAACAGGCTTGGCATGTCTTCCTGTTTCCTGCTGAAAACTAATATTATACAGCAGGACACAGGACATAGAACGACTATAAGTAGTTCGGTCCCCCCAACAATTGTCCCAACAATTCTG